CTGCGCTTACGCAGAGGCCGTCAGCTGCTTGGTGATCGCGCCCAGAAGCCCCTCCAGCGCGGCGCCGAACCAGACTAGGTTGTCGGCTACCGCAAGCCGCCACACCTCCCGGTCGAACGACAGCGGGTCGCTGTTGCCGATTCCATGGCCCAGCAAGTCGGCCTCACTGAACCCGCGCCAGTCGACCGCGTACTTGGTCAGGTCGTCCAGAAACAGGTGCGGTGTGCCGCGCTTGGCGCCTGCTCCGTGCAGCACGCTCAAGCCCTCCGTATCTGCCGGCCGGCGGAACTTGACGGCCTTGCCTGGCTCAAGTTCGACCCAGTGCTCCTGCCCTGCGAGCATCTGCCGGATCAGCGCGGCGTGCTCGGACATCAGGCCGCTCCTTCGATCACGAAGCCCTTGACCGTCACGCTGAACGTGCCGGTGCCGATGGCGCCCTTTTGCACGTCTTCGCCGGGCATGGACGGCTGGCCGCGGAAGATCCTGACATTGCCGTCGTTCAGCGTGATGCGGAAGACGTAGTAGGTGCTGTCGCGCGCACCGCGGCGCAGGGTCGCCATCGCGGTGTCGCTGATCGTCAGCGCGTTCAGGTTGAACGTCACCGTCTGCGCGGCCAGCAGGCCCTGCAGTTCCTGCTTGATGTTGTCGAGCAGGACCGTGTCGTCCAGCTTCTCGCCCTCGCCGCCGCCGATGCTGTAGGACGTGATCCGGCCCAGCGTCGACCAGGTGCTGACGGGCGTGAACAACGCCGTGCCGGTGAAGGCCGGCAGGTTCGTGGTCACGATGTCTTCGAGGTTGAAGGCGTTGGTGGTCTGCCCGGCCACGCGGATGGCCTGGCCTTCGAGGTTCACCATGCCCTCGACGCTGGACAGGAAGCCGGCCGTCTTGTTGGCCTGCGCGTGCGCGGTCGCGGTGACTGCGCCCGGATCGGCCTGCGTGATGGCGGACACGACGACATCAGTTGCGTACGCGGTGCCGAATTCGATGCGGATGCCCCGCCCGACGATGCTGGTCATTTCATGGTCCTTTCAGGAACGAAAAAGCCGCCTCGGTGGGCGGCTTGGTTGGGGTTGCGGTGTTGCTCTCTATGGGGTCCAGATGCGGACGTTCCAGACGCAGGCCTTCGCCCAGATGTCCGGGTCGATGGCGTCCGGCTCTGCCGGGTCGCACTCGATGTCAGCGGCCAGCAGTGCCGCCTCTACGATGTCGTGAATGGCCGCGCTGTCGGCGCGCGTGGTGCCCCAGCTCTCGACCTGGAACTCGTCGACACGCGCGTGCAGGCTGCCGTCGAGGCCGCGGATGGATTCCTTCCCGGTCTGCTTGAACACGACGAACGGGTAGTCGTCGTCCGCGTCGCCAAGGTCTTGCCGCACGCGCTGGCCGACTTCATCCGTCAGCGCGGTGTGCGCCAGCAGCGCGGTCCGCAGGTCTTCCGCTGCGCTCATGGGTTGGCCTTCGGGTTCGCGTTGATCTTGGCGAGCGCCAAGCCGAGCTGGTTCTTGAACACCTCAAGCGCGCGCCCGAGTTGCTGGGCGCCTTCGCGCAGGAACTTTCGCTCCTTCGCGCGCTTCGTGCCGAATTCGACGAAGCGCCAGTAGTAGGGGTCGTTCGGGTTCTTCGCGCCGCGATTGCTGGCCTTGGCCTGCTTGCCCTTGCGGAACACAGCGCCCTTCGCCGGCCGCACGTTGACGAAGACGCCGACGGCACCCCTCTTGCGCGACACCTTGCTCGTGCGCAGCGCGATAGCCTTGCGAAGCGTGCCGGGCTTGCGCCAGCCCTTGCGGACGGCCGGGTCGTTTGCGCTGAGCACGGGCGCTTCCGCCTTTGCGGCATCGCGCACAAGACGCGCGCCGGCCGCCAGCGCGTTGCGGAGCGCCCGCTTGCGCAGCTTGTCCGGCAGCGCCTTCAGCGTGGCGATTGCTTCGGTCAGCCCGGTGATCGGCTGGAAGCTCGTTTCAACGGCCATCGCGCACACCCTTGATGCACATAAGTTCGAGCGTCGTGCGCATGCCGTCCACGTCGACCGGCTCGCCGTGGATCTCGTACGGCTCCGACCGCCACATCACGCGGTGCGTGCCGGCGCTGATGCCGGTGCGGTAGCGGATGCGGAACACCACGTCGACCGGCAGCTGCTCCTTGCCGGCCTGGAACTGGTCGCGGGCGCGCACAGGCGTCGACTCGGCCCAGACCGTCACGTCGTCGGCCCAGGTCGCCACCAGCTCACCGCGGCCGTTGGTTGTCTCTGTCTTGTCCTGCAGCGTGATCTGGGTGCGCATGGTGCGCGGCGTGACCTGGCGTGGCATGTCAGCCCCACACCCGGAACGGGTCGAGCAGGCGGTCCAGCCGGGCCTGCTGGTCGGTGGTGACCTTGTCACCGTTGGGGTGCAGGTCGCCCACCTTGGCCAGGATCCAGGCCTTGATGGCGCCGGGCACCAGGTCGGCGGTGGGGCCGTAGCCGGCGGTGAAGCGCACGCGCACGGCGTTGGCGGTGTCCAGCGTGGCCGGCCACGTGGTGCCGACGGCGGGCAGCAGGAAGCCGCCCTTGGTGTCGGCGTCAAGCGAGTAGTCGGCCGAGTCCATGACCTGCGATGCGGCAGCCGGGTCGATGTAGGTGACGGACACGATGCTCAGCACCTTGTGCACGCCGAGCTCGATCTCGACTTCCGGGAAGGCGTCGATCACGCGTTCCCAGGTCTGGGTGATGAGCGCGCGGTCGAGTTCCTGTTCGCACTGCTGCCGTGCGGCGGTGATCAGGGTCTGCAGCAGGTCGTCGTCCGACGTGATGTCGGGGTCGATGCGGCACTGCACCTTGGCCTGGTCCAGCGTGACGGGCTCGACGGTGGCGTCTGCGATGAGGGTCAGCGGCATAGGGTCACCGGGTTCGGCTGTTCAGGTTGGCAGGCCGGCTGCGGCCGGCCTGGGTGACGCGGCGCGACATGCCCAGGCCGTGGCCGAGCGGCGGGGCGCTGATGACGCCTTGCGCGGCCAGCACCGCCACCAGCAGTTCAGCCGCCGCCAGCACTTCGGTGACGCTGGCGGTGTAGGTGGCCCCCTGCGCGCCGGCCACGCTGTCGACGGCCGTGGCCGGCTCGGTCAGCAGGCGCACCCAGGTGGCGGCCGAGGTGGCAGCGTCGCTGGCGGTGGCCACTTCGGTCAGCAGCGCCACCAGCGTGGCGGCGGCGGTCAGCGCGTCGGCGACGCTGGCCGACTCGGTCACGCTGCCGGCGTAGATGCTGCCGGTGGTCTGGCTGTCACTGGCCGTCGCCGCTTCGGTCAGCGCGGCGACGGCGTGGCGGATGGCGGTGGCCAGGTCGGACGCGCTGGCGGCTTCGGTCAGCGCGCGGGCCCAGGTGACGGCCGAGGTCAGCGCGTCGGCGGTGCTGGCGGCTTCGGTGATCGACGCGGCGAAGGTACCGGCGGTGGTGATGGACTCGGCGGCCGTGGCCGCTTCCGTCAGCGACCGCACCCAGGTGGTGGCGGCGGCCAGGCTGTCGGCGGCGGTGATGGACTCTGCGACGCTGGCGGTGGCGATGTAGGCGGCGGTGGCGGCGTCAGCGGCGGTGGCGGATTCGGTGAGGGAGGCGTTGTATGAGGCACCTGCAGACACCGGCACCCAGATGCGGCGGGGCGCGTACAACGACCCAGGACGCCAATACTCAGCGTCGACATCCGCTTGTCGCAGGGCATACCCACCGCGCACAACCAAGTTGAACATCTTGCCGGCGCCGAATAGGGCGGAGCCGGCTCTGCTGAAAAGATACAGCGTGTCTGATGGGAAGGCAGACCCCGAAACGCTGCCGCCACCAAAGTCATCCGTCAATGACTGCGCTACTCCGTCAATCCACGCCGCCGGAACCCCATTCGCTGTTGTTGCTTGCCCATACACAAACGTCGCAGCGTAGTGGTGCCAAGCTGCCGCCGATGGGCGCGCGACGGACCTGAGATTGCCCGAAGCCGCACCGCCGCGGCCTACTGCAAAGCCAAAGCGCCCGGATGCCGGCGCTCCAGCATTTGGATTGACATAGAAGCCTGTCCCTCCCGTGTAGGTGCCGGCTGTGAACTCCAGGGC